TTCAAATTTTTGTAGAGGTAACAGAGATCCGTCTCGACTAGCACGGCAAAGTGCGGATGCAAAATTTGTATCGGGAGACTTTAAGACAAACAGCTGATTGGGATAAGTTTGGTCAGTTGTGATGTCCTTTACATTTAGTTCAGATCCTTGATAAAAGCTGCTTATCATTTCATTGGGTGCAGTAAGAACTTTTACTCCGGAGTAGAGTGCATCAAAGCTGTCTGATACACGAAGGCTTAAATAATCTTGTGCTTGTATTCCCAGAGAAGAACACTTAACTCTGACGTTAATGTCTTTAGAGACGAGAAATACTTTCTCGGGCATCGACTTTCCAAACTCCATAGCGAAGTTGATGATCATATTGTCTACAATGGTCGAGTCCAAAGTCTCTTTCTTGGCAGACTTTTTCTTTTCAGGTGAAGTCAGGACTCTCAGCGTACCTCCTGAGGGAAGTTCAACTCCGTCTCTTAAGGAGCCCTTCTTAGATAGTTCGTCTAATATTCTTGTAACTTCTCTGCAATTCCTACCTACTTCATCAGATCTAGACTTATGTCTGTCTAATTCTTCTAAAACTACCATCGGTATAATTAGGTCGTTATCTTTAAAGTTGTTTAAGCAGCTAGGATCACTTAGAAGAACGTTTGTGTCAAGTATGTAAGTTTTTCTCATGAATGTGTGTGTTTCTTGTACAAGACTGCAACTAAGATAAAATATAACATTTGAAGCAATATGACACAAAAAGTAGACAAACAAAGGTTAAAAATTATAGATCAACAGACGTGCTATGAATTCGTAGAGAACTGCGGTAAATCATGTCAAAAAAAGACATGCAAGCAGTGGATACCTTACGAGAATGGTCACAACTGTGTTCTTGTGACGACTAGAAAAGGTCCCTTGACTCTCAGAGAAATTGGAGATATCTACGGACTCACTAGAATGAGAATCTGTCAGATTGAGAAGAAGATATACAAGAAAATAAAAGAGCACATAGTCAACGTGCTTTGATGATTACTCATCTTTAGTCTTTGACTTTGTGCTCTTTTTTGTTGGTTTTTTTGTCTTGGAGATCGTTTCTACTTCTTCTTTCTTAGAATCTTCTTGAACATCATCAGAAGCGGGAGAGGAGATAGAAGGTTCGTGTTTGGCGTCATAATCAGCTTCGACGGACACGTCTTGTGCTTCTTTTTCTTCCTTTTCCTTCTTGCTATGTTTGTAATTCTTCTGTTCGACTTCTTGAACAAATTTTCCATCAATATAGGAGTAAGGCTGCTGAGGATCTATGCCAGCAGCTTCCATCTCCTTTAAGATTCTAATCTGCAGCTGTCTTTGTCTACTCATGACTTCTACTTATCACTCTTCAGTCTTTTTAGTCTTGTCGTTCTCAAGTGTGAGCTTGACTAGATCCTTTGAAGAAGAAGCTAACTGTCGAAGTCCTTTACGAACACGAACACCGGCTGCAGCAACTCCTCTTGCATTCTTTGCAACATCGACCTCAAGAGCTTCGACTAAAGTCTTTAACTCGTTCCATTTGGCTAAAACTGTATCAGATGACATGGTTATTATTAACCTCCTAGAAGCACAATATAAGCACACTGTGCAGGATGTAAATTATGTCTGTATTTTTCCGATGTGACCTTCAAACATTCTCTTATTCTTGCCGTAGAAATTAGTCCAGTCAGCATCAAGTATGTAAGATACAGCATGATCGTTCTCATTTCTGACTGACCTACCTAGAGCTTGAATGAGAGATTTAGCTGTAGAGTAAGCATACCATCCTTCATTCTTCTCGAGACGCTTCTTGACTACAGCATCTCCTAGATATGGAAATGGAACTTTACATATGATCTGAAATCTACTGAGCTCATCTGAAAGATCTACTCCCTCCATCATAGAGGGGCTCAATAAAACGGTAGACTCTTGTGTTGTAGTATGATCTTTTAGAACCTTGTCTCTATTTGTTGCGTCGTGTGTGAGTATTCTGTCAGACTTTAAATTCTGGACAATGTAGTTGGCAATCTTGTAGTTAACAGTGTGAATAATTCCTTTTTCATTCTTATGCTTTTCAAGCAGCATCTTTATAGCTTCTACAAGAACAGGCAGGCTCGATTCAATTTTGTTCTTCGACATGCTTCCGACAGGCATGAAGTGGACCGGTCTGTTGACTTCTGAGAATGGGCTGTGCAGTTTCATATAAGCAACATCTGACGACTTTAGACCAATGGAATCACAGAATACATCTTTATCTACGATGGTGGCAGACATCATTAGAATTCTTGTAGCTTTTGAGAACAGATGCTTCTCGCAATAGGGCGAGACGTCTACAGTCTTAAATTCAAAACGGTGCATAATGCTAGACTTTCCGCCTTGACCGTACAGCTTTTTCTCTACATTCATCACCCATCGCTTTGGATCATATGCTTCTATAAATTTTTCAACTTTTTCTTGATGCTTCTGAATCATCTCATAGTTCTTGGATGAGTCTATGCACTTATTAAGTGACGATGTATTCTTCTTAAGCGTGGTTTCTAACTTAGCTGAATACTTCTTCAATGCAGACAAGTAAGTAGATTTGATCCACTCAAACACAGATGACTGTTCTTGATTTTTAGGAGTCTTGACCTTTAAGACGTCATTAGAAAACTTTTCTGAAAAGCTTACTTCGATGAAACGACCTACCTCTGACTCTGTATTGTGCGCTTCATCAACTACTAACAAAGCACGAGGAGACAGCTTACCTGAATAAGATGTCTCTGCAAGAAAATAAGAAAAATTAGTTATGGAAATGGATGAGTCAATAAACGCTTGTTTTTCTTGACTGTACTGACACTGCTTGGTGCAATGATCTTGAAATTCCGTGCCTTTTAAGTTTTTTGCGAGCCTGCTTAATAACATCTTTGATTCTGCACATGTTTGATCATCATAAAAAGAACATGTGTAGTTTGAAGAAGACTTTATCGTCCTTAAGAGAGGAAGCTTTGTATTTGGTCCAAAATCTCTAACGTACTGTTCTTGCAAGATCTTCTGCGTAGTAAGAACATAGGCACCTGACATAGTTTCACCATTCTCGTCGATCTGACAAGGAAAATGGTCGTTGAGATATCGAGATATTGTGACGCCTATAGCAGATTTTCCCGTGCCAGTACCAAGCTCTAGCAAGACGTATTTTTTACCTTTCTCATAGGCATCAATAGCAAACTCAATAGCTTCTTGTTGCTCCTTTCGAATCTCTTTGAAAGGAAAATAATGTCGATATTCATGTAGAGGCATTCAGTCTACACAATACTATCACAAGTTTAATATTACAAGACTATTAATTGCCTATGATTTTATCAACTATGCCCATCTTAATAGCTTCTTGAGGTGACAGGTAGACATCATGTCCTCGCTTCATAATCTTCTCTATCTCTTCTTTTGAGAGTTTTGTTTCTTTAGAAATAGCTGTTGTCATTTGATCTTGAATACGCTTGCTCTCTTCTACGTCGTTCATTATTTCAAAGATATTGCCGGATGCTCCACCAGATATGGGGTGCATCATAATTCTAGCTGATCTTCCAATCATCCTCTTACCTTTTTCACCAGATGCTAAGAGAAGTACGCCTGCTGACATAACTTTGCCAAGAGCTATTGTGTGAACTGGGCATGGTAAAAATTTCATTGTATCATATAAAGTAAACATCTCATCAACAGATCCGCCGTAAGTTGATATGACAAGGTGTATTGGTTTGTGATTCTGGTTAGCAAGATGAAGCATCTGTGCCATGACGCTAGAGATTGACTGCTCATTGACGTCACAATGAAGTATTACAAGTCTAGATGCATCACCGGGATGCACGTGAACTATCGATGATTCATAATCATGACTACCTCTACGCGATGCATCCAGACCATTCTTTAGTGTTTGTGAAGATCTACCCATTTATGTTAACCTCTTGTTCGAGCCAGTTTGACTCATCTGCATCATATAACTTAGAGATAAATATTTCTTTATCTTTTTTGCTCTTTATAAACTCAACCATACTTCTCATATCATCAACATTTTCAAGCTCTAAGCTCAAGAGATGTATAATAATCCATCTCTGCCTATCATTTATTCCAAACTTATTGATCTCTGAGACAATCTCTTGAGCGACTTTCTTGTCTTCGGCTAATTTTTCAGAATTAAGCTGACCATATAAAGAACTGTCTATTGTCATGACTCTATGTACTCATTTCTAGAGAAATTTTCTATTTTAAAAAAATTTTCTCCTAATATTCTAACATATTTTCCCATCTTGTTATCTCCCTCATCCTCTTGCTCGAGCATTACAAAGTTTCCCCATTCTTTATTAGTAACAATAAAACATGCCTGTTCCCATGAGGGTAAATCTACTTTATATTTTTCTAAAATTATGCAAAGATCTTTAGGAAGAGAAAGCTTAATATCGTCTATGGATAGAATAAATGAAGAACTTTCTTTAGTTTTTTGAATTTCTGACGTACAAATATCAATAATTTTATGAACAAGTCCGCAGTTATTGCACTGAGCATGCTTGCTATCGACTTTATCATTTTCGTCAATGATAGAAAAGACTACAAATTTATGACGAGGAGGATCTTTTCTATTTTTAAATTGAGGAAGAACACATCTGCATTCAATTAAATGCCTGTATCCTCTCATCTTTGTTTTTATCTGTTCAGTTTCAGAATCTTTTGAAGATTTTTGCTTATTATTTTTAACCACTTTTCACTTACTTTTAGAGTTTTTTGTGTTGACCTCTGAGGCAACCAAGACTTCGACGTTATTCTGAAATTTTGTAAAAGCTTTTTGAAAAGAAGACTCTAGCGTAGTTTCAACTAATGATGCGACTACTCTTAACATTTCTTCTGACATGTCAAGATTTCCATTAGATAACTCAACAGTTAACTGTCTTACTACTTGTTCTTTGCAAAAGCTATGCATAGATAGAACTTCTCTACAAATTTTGTCAGTTTTATTCATAATAGATAATTTATACACAAAATTAAGACAAAGTAAATGTTAATTGACTATGACTGCTATATTGTCAATTGTGTCCAGCAGCTTTTTTTGAAACTCTGTTAAGACTATTTCTGTATCAGGACATTTATTAATGTAAGATATCAATATTCGAATTCCTTCATCTAGTTCTTGAGATCGGGAAAAGTAGTTAATATCATCTGGTATTGCTACGTCTATTAAATTTGCAGACAAGGATTTGATTCTTTGAATTAAGTACTTTTTTCCTTCATTGGTCACTTCATCTAATTTTTTCTTAAGACGGCTAACATGAATTCTTACATTTTCATTATATTTTGAATTTTTTATAGAAATTCCTTGATTATTGTTAGAAAAATAATCAATTGTTTTAAGACTGTCTAATTGAATGCTGCTTATTAATTCTCCTTTTAAACTAGAAATTACATCGCATCCGGAAATTACTGCTATGTCTACTAGTGTATTAGCACTTTCTAGATCAAAATTTACTTTATAAGGGTGACAGTTGAAAGAGCCTCTTTGATTATTTGTAGATATCGTAGACAACACATCGTCTGACATACCTCTACAAAAAATTAAGAAGGGTGTTGCCGGCTCTTTAGTTGAAAAATAATGAAATATGTGATGGATTTCTGACACATTTTCTATAAACCCATCGATCAAAATTAATTTAGCATTTGACCCATTGTTAGTTTTATTTTTAGTCAAACTTTCTACTAAAAAATTGTATCTGCTAGATACCTCCACATACGTTTTTTGATTAATAGATTTTTTTATATTTAGTCTAGACGTAGGCTTACAATATTTAAGACATTCTAACAAAATAGATTGCGTAATAGTAGAAAAATTTCTATCTTTTATAAGATGATTTAAATCTTCTAGATTTATTGGTTTAAATAGCTTTTGTGAGTCATGCAAATTTGCATATCTCTTAAGTAATTCAATACCAGAACCCGGGCTAATTCTCTCAACTTTTTCAGAGTGCATTAAAACTATCTCAAAAAGTTTTTGCGTCTTTGAATCGGAAAATCTTTTAAAGAAGATGTGTTGAAGCTTTCTTTGAGATCTAAGATTTTTACCATCTAGCATGAGAGACTTTTCTACTTGAAAATTTTCTCTTAAATACTTTTTAATGGTCTCTATCTCTTTTTCGTACACAAATTTAGTGTAATCAATTTATTAAAATTGTACATATTACAGCTTATTTTCTAACCATTTGAACATCAGTGTGAGAGAACCACCAGCAATTGCAACTAGAATCCATCTAAGCGTGTTCCACACAATGTTTTTACTTTTTTGTAAATCATCGACAGACTTTTGTAGAGAACTCAGCTTCATAGAAGACTCTTCGACACTCTCTTCAATTTTTTCTTCATCTTTCTCTTTTCTTTTTTTCCACTCAGCTAGCGCTATGAGACGTTGATCTGTCTCATTAATCTTTTCAATTGTACTAATATTTGAAGAGTTCATTTTTGAAAATATACCGTCATCCGGGTCGTAGATGGCATCATGTATCTTGTCAACTTTTTCTACAAGCGCTTCTTGATTTTGTTCAATTTTTTCTATCTTAAACATCAAGATGTCAAAGCCGCCGTTGAGTGCAGAGCTAGAAATTATTTTTTTATGAATGTCGTCCAAAACTTCATCAGTTACTTGGTTCGATTTGAAACGAGGCGTTTTTGAATTTTTTACTGACGAAGCTTTTTTAAAACTTTCATCATCAATCTTAGTTTTATCACCCTGCTTTTTTGCCATATACAAATTCTCTAGATCTGTTAAGGTTATAATAAGAATTCTAGCTTAGTAGCTGTATTTATTAATCTGTAAATATCAGCTAAAAAGCTTATAAAGCTTAAATTTCTGTATTAAAAATCAAGAGAAAAAAGTGACTCAATTCAACGATCCCATATTTGTCAATCCAAACACGAGAATCGACCCAGAAGCTCAAATTATATTTGTGTCTGATCTTTTTATAGAAGATTACATTGGTGGAGCTGAATTAACATCAGAAGCTTTAATTCATGAATCCCCTTT